GAACAAAGGATGCTGAACCAAGGATTACCACCTGCGTAAAGGACTTATAATTTAATTTGAGAATATTCTTCTCTAGTATTTCCTGATAGTCTTTTGCAGCGGCATCCTGGTTCAGCAAAACATCATTCAAATAAATTTCAAATACATTCGGTTTAATTCCACGAATGACCTTATATTTCTTTTGACCAATATTAAAATGTATCTCGATTACAGTATCCTTACTGTTAATTGAATTTACAAGTTGTGGTTTGTTAATTTTACGGAAAGGTTTACCAAACAATCCAAAACATAATGCATCTAAGATTGTAGACTTGCCTGCACCGTTGTGACCAACAATCAATGTGTTGTTAGACTTGGTAAAATCAATCTCGGTATAATGGGCACCAGTGGATAGAAAATTCTTCCACTTAATTTTTTGGAATAAAATCATGCTTGTTCAGTATTCAATGCCTCTACGTAGAGTTCTTTCAATATTGTTTTCAATTTATCGTTGTCGATACTTTCTTCTGTAATACCATCAACATATTTGTTGAGTATGGTAAGAGTATCTTCAGCTTCATCCACTAAAGTGTCATCATCAGTCAATTCTGAAAAGTCTTCCGCAATAGTAATGTCTGCTGGGTTTACATTATACAGGTTATTCATGAACTTGTCAAACAAATACGGGTTGGTTTTGTTTATTACAACCACTTTAACGTATGTGTTGGTGTATGGTTTCAAATCCATATTGTCAATCTCTTTGATTGTTTGTTCCTTATCATCGTAGATAATTCGATGGAACATTTTATATGGATTCTCTATGAACTCCAATTGATGTGTATCTAAATCAAACAAATGGAAACCACGTGGATCATTATAATCTTGCCACGTTAATTCATATGGGTTTCCAAGATAAAAGATATCATCACTGGAAGATTTGTGGTGGTAATGACCACTAAATGTGTGACTAAACTTTCTAAAAATACTGCGGTCTAGACCACCTTCTGATGGCATACCACGATACATGGCAAAGCCGGCAATCTCAAAGTGACCCATACAAAATTTTGCATCGGTATCTTTTAATGTTTCCATAGAATCTTCATAATTCTCGGCACATATCCAAGGCATCATACAGATTTTGTGTGGACCAACGTAGATTTCAGCTGGGTGGTCAATCACATTTAATGAAATGCCGTATTCACCCAACAGCAAGTCTGCTGAGTTAACATCATTCGTATTCTTAAAGTAGGTGTCGTGGTTGCCAGCCAACATATGAACTTGTATACCACGATTAAAAAGTGGTTCAAAGAACATTTGTTTGGCACGTTTCAATGAAAAGAAGTTGACATACTTTCTACGGTCAAAGGTATCACCAAGAATTAATACGGTATCAATCTTTTCTTTTTCTAATGTTGGAAAGAAAACATCTTTATAAAACTTTTCAAAGAAATCTAGAAACAACGTAGAGTCATTTCTGGCACCAAAATGTTGGTCGGTTATTATGGCTACTTTCATACTAGGTTTTTCATCATCTTTTCAGCTTCTGCATCTACCACTCTTTTTCGTAATTCTGTTGTGGAAAAAGTGTGTTCACGTTTATTGAAATAAAACTTAATACCTTTACTGATACATTCTTGTCTGCCAGTAAAAGTTTTGTTTTCATATTCATCACCTAATATTCTAACATTAATTGGATAAGAAAGCAATATGTCCAACAAATCTTTTTCCGTTGCATATACCACTATTTCATCCACAAATTTGCAAGCTTGCAACTGAACATAACGTTCAAAAATACTTTGAACTGGTTTGTTTTTTTCTTTTGGTCTATCTATGGTAGGGTCAGTTTGTAGTCCTACAATTAGGTAATCACATTGTGTTTTGGCTTCTTTAAGCATGATGATGTGTCCTGCATGGAACAAATCAAAAGTGGAACAAGTAAATCCAACTGTCATCAGTGATTTCTCCTACTGTCAAACACACAAACGAAATATAATTCTTCAGTTTCGGATGTGTTGTATACTCTGTGATATACACCGTCTTTGATTAGAATCATTGAGTTCTTTTCAACATCATAAACATCACCATCTAATTCTATTTTGCCAGAACCAGACACAAAGAAATATACTTCTTCTTGGCCTGCATGGGTGTGACCTCTGGTGCTTTTTGATGGATGTAATCTTGTGCTACTAACGGTTAATTTTTCTAGTAGTGTATTGTCTCGTAACAAATAGGTTTCATTATCTTTAACGACTTCACCACCAATATCGAAAATATCATATTTCATTATATCACTCCTCAATAAATTTTTCAAGTCCTTTTGGTTTCTTTACCAAATTTTTGGCTTCCTTTTTGGTCTTTTTGGCATCTTCATAATTCTCAATGAATTCGGAAATATTCTCATACAATTCAAATTGTTTGGTGACACCATCTTCACTCTCTAACATTTCGAATTCATCCAAAACACCATACATTTCTGTGGCCTTGTATTTGACGTATAGTTGTTTCTTCTCTTTTTGAATCCTGCGTAAGAAAGCAAAATAGATTACTTGAGTGAAGTATGCGAATGGATTTTTAGATTTGGTAGGATCAAAGTTCTCGAAATACATCAGACAGTTTTCGATACCATCGGCAATCATTTCATCACGATATGTGTAGTTGATGAAGTTTGGTTTGTGTGATAGACCTTCGGCAATCTTCATAAAACATTCGCCAATGTAATTGGGAATATTAGGTTTAGGTTTGCCTTGTGCGGCGGCCTCTGTGCATCTAGTTTTGTAGTCTACTAATGCCTTTAAAAAATCTTCATTGTCTATATAATGTTTTTGTTTACTCATTCAAATATACCATAAAAAGTTATTGACAAAGGGCTTGACATGTGTTAAAGTCCACGGTGTTCCCCTATGATATTAATGTATTAAGGCCTTACCAGTTTCTTTTTCTTCAAAAGCTGCTAACACCTCATCACTAATATCCACTTCTCTCTCTTTCCTCTCAAAGTTTTTCAATCTTTCCATGGAAGTAATGTAGTATTCTGCAAAATCTTCCGATGGTTCCATTGAACATATGATGCTATCCACATAAATTTCCACAGACTCGCCTTTCATGACGGCCAATGGCAACCATTGTTGTAACACCAAATTTGCTCCTCTCAGTTCAAACAACATGGGATTTTCAATTACCATCTTGTTGTCTTTTTCAAAAAGGACATCACAAATAACATCCAGACCGTCTTTAAAGCGTAAAATTTTAACTGCCATTTTTTAGTCCTATATTGTATATCTTAAATGAGAACTTCTCCTCATTATATATCTTAACTCTTTCGATGAAGTGTTGCAACGTAAAGTTTACGTGTTTTTTGATTCTAAGGTCGTCTGCAATGTCATAGAGAGTTGCTTGTTCTTTCCCACCTGATTTGCGTACCGCCCTTCCAATACCTTGCAAATTACGGACACGTGACTTAGACGGGCTCGCAAATATAATATTGTGAAGATTGCGTATGTTGATACCAGTGCTAAAAGTGCCAAAAGAAGCCACGATAATAGCGTCATTTTCTTCCTCCATAATCTTTCTGATCCGTTCTCTATCTTCCGTATCCACACCACCGTGTATGAAGAATACTTTTCTATCTCCTGCCTTTTCTTTAATCATATCATAAAGAATTTGGCCATGTTTTTCTACCATCTGATAGAGAACCAGAGTGTTATTTTTCAGGGAAATTGTTAGATTGCGTATGAATCTGTTTCTAGGTTCATTAGAAATTAAATACTGTATTTCTTCCGCATATGTTTTGTTTTTCATTTCATCACAAATATCTTCATTGTGTTTTAAAACAAGACATTTAATGGTAAAATCTGATAACTGTTTAGTGTCTATCAGTTCTTTTGTGGTTGTAACTCTTTCAACAGGACCGAATAACCCTTCCAAAACCAGTTTGTGAGTTTTAGTTCCATCTAAAGTGCCTGTTAGACCAATACGATATTTTGTATTTTTGGCAGAGGTCATAATCGTGGTCAAAGATTGTGCTTTGAAAAGGTGTGCCTCATCACCAATGATATAATCGAACTGTTCAAAGTATTCTTTAGGTAGCTGATACAGAGATTGCCACGTTGATATTGTTATGGGTTTGTCCGTGTTCTTTTCTTTCCCTTGATAAATTCTATGCACATGCATGTAGTTTTTGAAACCACTTTCACTTGCATAGTCTCCAAAGTCGGAGTATAACTGTTCAACCAAAGAAGTTGTTGGAACAATGATTAGACCTTTTAGTTTTTGATAGTCTAATAGTTGTCTGCAAATCAGATAGATGATTAGTGATTTACCAGATGCAGTTGGAGACAATATTAACGCTCTACGATTACGCATAGTGTGTATAAATGCGTCCATCTGGTGTTTTCTAACGCTGATTGGTTGACCGTTAGAATGTAGATTTAATGTTTTGATAAATTTTTCTGCCAAATATACTGAATAATCATCTTTGACAAAGTTGTGAGAGTATGTGTAACCTCTTTCATCACAAAATTCTAATAGGTAGGGCATCAGACCCAAGTATATTTGACTGGTCTGTAAGTTGAATAGTCGAATCTTACCGTCCCAAATTCGATTCCGATAGGCTGGAACGAACTGGTAACCAGGAACAAAGAACGTGAAGTATTCGGATAGTTCCCGTGCAATATGGCGTTCGCAATCCACTTTTCCGTAGACTTCGTTTACCTTGGTTATTATTAAATCATTGTCCGCCAATGAACTTCTCCCATGATATGAAGTCACGTAGTTGCCATGTTCGTTGTTTCAACTCATTCATAATAGATTCCAACACCGACACAACTTCTTCGTGATAAACTTTCTTTTCAAGTAACTTGATGAGGTCTTTATCTGCCTCTAGATATGTGTTTATGTCTGACTTGAGTGCGAACTGGAACGGTTCCCAACCGTATTGTTCCAATTCTTCTTGTGACATTTTACCAGTGAAGTATTCCCACTTGACCTTACGCATACGTAGATAATCAAAGTGAGCCTTCTTTGAGGCAATCTTATGCTTAGTAAGAATACCAAGATACTTACTATGATATTTGGGAATGTTTAATAGTTCTTTAGATGGTTCGGTTTGGTCTATGACCGCATCCGATTCCCACATTTTTAAAACTTGTTCAAGTGTTTCCATATCTATTCAAAAATTACAAATTGTTATTTAAAATCAACAACTTAATGTGATTTTATCCATTCAAAACATTATAACACAAAATGATTAAACTGTCAAGTATTTGTATGATTGATATCTGAATGATGCCGTTGCGGTCATTATTGTATCCGCAGATTGTGTTGAATCAAATCTAATATCACTGATACTCAAAGGAAATAAATTTGTATATTGTATTCTGATAAGTGGATTGTTTAGACCACTTAAAATGGACAATGTGGCATCCGAGAAATGTTTATTGGTTTGTAGTTCTCTACTACCATCACGCTTTTCAAAGCCATCAGGATCAGCCATTGTTAAGAACCAGTCGTATAGATTTTTCCATCCTTGCAACTTTTCGTCCAATATAAACTCTATTTGCAATGGTTCATACGTCAGTTTTGTTCCAGGAGAATACATGTCCAAAAAAGGCGTAGCACGATTAACTTCACCTAATGATACACCAGGTAAATTAACAGTCTGACAAAAGTATTGTGTCGTTCTAATTCTATCAAACGTCAAAAGGTATTTTGTCGGTTGTAGAAAGTTTGTATTCTCAGGACTTCTATTTAAAGCTGTCATTTTATCTCCTCTATCAGTATTTAGGAGCCAAAAAAAAGAGGGTGCCGAAGCACCCTCTGTAAATATCCCTCTTAACGGGGATTACATCAAGTTCTTAACTTGGAAGATACGGTAGTAAACGTTTGAACGTGCGTTCAATGCGCCATTACCTGTTGTCAAACCAGTTGCGAATGGGTTTGCAACCATGCCGTAACGAGTCTTGAAACCAATCTTTGGTTGGAATGTGTGCTGGTCAACTGCACGAACCATTTGTAGAGGAACGTATGGGCAGTAGAAAATACCAGCGTCATAAGGAGAAGTACCCTTATAACCGATTGTCACCAATTCTTGGTTAGATGTGTAACCACCGAAGTATGGGTCGATGTAGACCTTGATACGACCGTGCAACATACCAGCAAATGTATTGCCAGTGTCATCTACTTGCAAGTCAGCAGATAGGTTAGGTGTATATTGCAACACACCAGCCATAGCCATAGCAGAAGCAACGTCAGATGATACAATCATCACGTTACCTTTACCACGACGAGTTTGCTTAGCAATAACGTTAGCATCACGTTCGATTTGGAAAATCAAACCTTTGAAACGTTCAACAGACCAACGACCGTTAGAGTCTGTGTCCAAGTCGAAAGCACCAGCAGTTGTTGTGCCATACTGAGCACCAGGAACAGCGCAAGTATAGATTGTGCGGATAACTTCACGGTTGATTTCAGCCAAGATTTCTGTTGACAGAATGTTAGACAATTCTGTTTCAGCATCCAAACCATGGATTGCCTTCAAGTCTTGTGCAAGTTCTAGTGAGTATTCAGCTTTCAATGCACGGCTTTGAGCAGTTACAGTAACTTTCTCAATGCTGAATGCCATTTGCTTGAATGGACTATCAGTATCAGCACCCAAAGCTTCTGCTGTAGATGTAGACATACCGATACCAGTTGTGAAGTGGTTAGCAGTCAAGTCTGCAACAGGGTTTGTGCGGATATCTGTTGTGTTGTTACCAGCGAAACCGTATGGGTTACCAGTAGACAATGCACCAGAGAAGTCTGTGTTTGCTTCGTTGAAGAATGCTTCGTTTGTGTTACCAGGTGCACCAGATTGTGCATTGTAACGAGCACGCATTGCGAAAATCAAACCTGTTGGGCCTGTCATTGGCTGAACGCCAGCAACATCATACGCAATCAAGTTAGGCAATGCACGGCGAACCAAGCTAATCAAGATTGGGTCGTAGTTCTGAATGCCAGAACCTGTAACGTTTGTTGGTGCAGCAGAAACTGCTGTTTCGTTCAACTGCTGAGCAGCAGCTGCCATTTCACGTTGTTGGTTTTCCAAAACAAGAGCTGTAACAGCCTTCTTGTATGGGTCTTTAATGGCTTCCAATCCTTCGTGTTCAAGGACAGGTGCCCATTTCTTTTGTAGTTCTTCGGTTAGATACATTTAGTAGTTCTCCTTGTTAGTATCTTATATTGGTAAATTTTATTTATTTAACCAATGATTTTGAGATAATTTGTGCGTATTGTGCGATTTGTGGATCAACAGCGCCAGTAGATGGCTTGTTGTCTTCCTCAACCACAACTTCTTCGTTCAGAGCAGAACTAACTGCGGCCTTAACTGGTTGTTGGAAGTATGAATCTACCAATGTTTCCAATTTTTGTCCGAATTCTTCTTCAGTAGTAAACTCAACACTCTCTGCAAGTGCTTTCAATTTTTCTACTTGTGTCTGCGTTAGGCCTTCACATACTGCATGTATAGCCTCATTCTTTTTAAACTCATTAATTTGTTTCTTCATTTCAACGTTACGAGCAATTTCTTCGTTGATAGAAGTTTCCAATTCTTCAACCTTAGTTGTCAATTCTTCAACCACATCCACTTTTTCTTCTGGAATGTCGATGTAGTGTTCTTCGAATACACCTTTTAGACTACGGATGAAATCTTCAACGATTTCGGAACGTAGACCTTTTTCGATTGCAATTTGGTTTTCTTTGAAGAATTCTTCTGCCATGTAGTTGATGTAGTCATCCAACTTCTTAGCCAAATCTTCTTTAACTGATTCAACTGCAACTTCAAATTCTTCATACAATGCTTCTTCGATTTCTTCCATAATGGATTGTGAACGAGCAATAACTGCTGCTTCGAAAATTGTAGTTGCTTTTGATTTAAATTCTTCTGAAAGTTCTTCACCAGACAATAGAGCAGAAACGTCTGCATCCATATCTTCTTTCATCTTTTGTTTCTTCATCATAGACTTGATAAGTTTCTTATCTTCAGCCTCATCTTCATGACCTTCACCTTTTTCTTCAGCTACAACTTCATCTTCCTTAACTTCTTCTTCAGCATAAGATTGGAATGTTGCACCTGGATTTGCTTTCATCATTTGTGGAGCAAGTTTGGCTTTGATACGGTCACGGATTGCATTGTAGTCTGTTGCGTCTGCTTGAACAGCTTTGTGTTCAGAACCTTGTGACTCACCTGGTTGACCAGATAGTTTCTGCATTGGTTGAGAACCAACTGGTGGTGTTGCGCCTGGAGGTGTTGCTGTTGGAACACCTTTGGTGTAATCACCTTCATCATCGTCTTGTTTCTTAACTTCGCCAGCAACTTCTCCAGCATCTTTTGTGCCATAGGCAACAGATGTAGGCAACTTAGCTGGTGCATCTTTGTGGCCACGGCTTACAGAAGCTTCAAAGTTTTCTTTTGCACCTTCTGTTAAAACTGCTTTAGCGGCGTCTGTCAGATTAAATTTTCCCATTTTGAGAATCTCCTTGATTTATATTGGATAT